GCCGCTATGATTAACTGGTCCAATCGTTTTAATGAAAGTTGATAAAATGCTATTAACAAAAAAAGCAAATAAAAATAATGCCGAACAAATTTATCTTGAAGGGTGGGACCACCAACTTGAATTTGCAGAAAAAAAAGAAACTGCAAACGTCAAGCGTTTTTATAAATCACAATATTCCGAAGCTGTTAAAATATTCAAACGAACTAAACAAACTTCAAATTTTACAAATCTTTTTAAAAGAAGTGATATTGTGGATCTGTATGCTGGTCTTTACGAGCGTATTGGTTTCCGCTTTGCTTCTTATTTTCGTGAAAATTATGCTCCTTTATTCAAAGAATTAGATACGTCTGGTTATGATAATATCTGGAAACAGGGGTTTAATCAGTTAGGGTTAAAGGTAGGCGAACAAATAGCACCTTATTTAAAAGATACAACAAACAAAACCTTAAATATAGAATTGACTAAATTTCTGAATGATCCAGATTTAATTAAACTAAACGAAAAGGATGCCAGTAGAATTATATCGGCAAGATTTGCAAAAATAGCAACTTACCAAGCCGCAAGAATTGTACGAACGGAATCCACTTTTGTCGCTAATATGGGAACGCAACAATCGGCCCGAGATACATTCGGAAAAAACGAATTAAATAAAAAATGGAAAACTGGAACCGATGAACGGGTTCGAAGTTCTCATTCTATATTACATAATATTGAGATTGATGATAAAGATTTATTTTCTGGCATTATGTTGGTCCCTGGTGATCGATCTAATGGAGCAACTGCTAAAGACGTTGTAAATTGTAGATGTCGAATAATTCTAAAACCTAAACCTAAAGTAATGGAAGCCGTTAAATTAACCCCACAAGGTGCACAACAAGTTCAGGGAATTATAAGCACTTTAGTATAAATAAAAAAATTAAATACCTTTACACTATGAATAAACTAATTTTCAAACAATCACCAATCGGAGAATTGATCGATGCGGATTCAAAAGCTGGAATCGTAAAAGGATATGCATCTGTTTTTGGTAATGTTGATTCTGATGGTGATATAATTACCAAAGGAGCATATCAAAAAACAATTAAAGAAAACGGGTATCGTGTTAAATATCTTTATCAGCACGACATGGATAAGCCACTTGGTAAAATGGTCCATTTAGAAGAGGACCAAAATGGCTTAATGTTTGAAGCGAAAATTCCGAAAACACAATTAGGAAAAGATGTTATTGAATTAATGAAGGCTGGAGTTATAACGGAAAATTCCGTTGGTATCTTGCCAATTCAAAAACAAATGAATGAAAATGGGTATCGAGAAATCAATGAGGTTAAACTTTTTGAAGTCTCGGCCGTTACACTTGCGGCAAATGATGCGGCTTTAATATTAGATGTTAAAGGCAACGTTGATTTTGACAAAGTAAATAAACGATATGATCGTTTAGCTACTTTAATTCGTAAGGGGGGTATATCTGATGAACTTGGATATGCCATTGAATCTGAAATATTAAAATTAAAATCTATTTTTGAAAATGCTACTTTGCCGACTATTGAAGTCACAGAGCCAGACGAAATTAAAACGGATAAAACGTTTGATATTTTTAAAACTATATTAAATAATTTAAAAACATAAAAAAATGAGTGATGATATAAAAAAACAATTGGACCAAATCGGTGATATTGTTGATGCTAAAATTGAAAAGGCTTTTAATGCTTCTAAAGATAACGCAAACGGTGAAATTGAAAATTCATTAAAAAGCGAAATCAAAAACTTAACAAGTGAGTTTAACGATAAGCATAATGAGGCAACTAAAAGAATGGATAACATCGAAGTTGAAAGTAAAAAAACTCTTTCAGGTGTAAACCATAAGAATTTTAAATCTTCTTTAATTACTTCATTGAAAGACGGAGTACTAAAAGGAATGATTGACGGAAACGCTCACGCTGCAAAGTTTGAAGTAAAAGCGGCCGACATGACAATGGCTAATGCCTATACTGGCGTTGTAGCTGGCGAAACTATTATAACAGACGTTAAATACGATCCATCGCGTAAAACTCACATAAGATCATTAATTCCAAATGGAAGTTCTGATGCTCAAACTGTACGTTTTCCAAAAGAATCAGCGTATGACGATGGTGCTGCTGCTGCTGCACAAGGTGCAACACTTGGACAATCTGATTTCGATATTACTGCAACAAGCGTAAACTTCGAAAAAATCGGTACGTTCATGAGAGTAACCGAGGAAATGCTTGCCGATACTGCTGGCCTTTCAAGTTATTTATCTGCGAGAGTTCCAGCAAAGGTCCTTTCAATTGAAGATAATGAAATCTTGAACGGTGACGGATCTGCTCCAAATCTTGACGGATTATTTACTGATGGTGCTGCATTTAATGTTTCTTCAGCTGGTTTATTTTACCACGCTGTTGAATCTGCGAATGAATATGACGTTTTAATTGCTACGCTTAATCAATTGGCGGTTGCTAATTACCAAGCTGATTCAATTATCATGAACCCTACAGATTTACATAAAATCGTTTTATTAAAATCAACGGCAAATGAGTATTTACGTCAACAAATCTTTGGTGGCTTACAGCCTACAATAATGGGCGTGCCTATTACTGTAAATACAGCTGTAACCGCTGGTAAATTCATCGCATTGGATTCTCGTGCTGCAACTCAATTATGGGTACGTGAAAACCTTGCTATTGAGTTTTCAAGAGAAGATTCAACTAACTTCAGAGATGGTTTTGTAACTGTCCGAGCGGTTGAAAGAGTTGCTTTAACTAACTACGCTCCAAACGCAATTTGCCAAGGAACGTTTAGTACTGCAAAGGCTGCGCTTGAAACTGCATAATATTAGTTTCATTTATGTAATATTAAGGGGAAGTGTAAAAGCTTCCCTTTTTTATTATTTAAAAATAAAGATGAAAGTATTCTTTTATATTGAAAATATTTTATATATTTACAGAGTAAACCAAAAACAATTAAAATGGAAACAAAATTTATAAAACAAGATTTAATAAGATTTGAAAAAGATATAATTTTTAAGTTAAATGGTAATGGCCACTGGGTTCAATTGTCAATAAGGGAATTATTTAATTTATTATAAAATCAAAGAGGGGGGCTGCCCCCTTTTTTAATAAAAAAACTATGGACCAGTATAATGATTATTTATTTGAAATATACAGCGAAGAAAAAGACGAGGTTTCTAATTGCATGGAATGCGAAAAGGAATTGATAAACGATCAAAAAGGATTTTGTTCTGAAGATTGTTTTGATGCATCAATGATTTAATTTAATTTTAATAATACACTTATGAAAAGTTTTAATAATAGTAATAACGACATTTTAATAATTAAAAAAATAACAGATAAAGAAAATAGAAAACAAATAAGGAAAATGCTTGGGCTTGGTGCCTTATGGATGTTAACGGCATATCTTTTTATGTATGCCCTTTTATATTTATTTTTAGCTTGGAATGATTTTTTAGATAAAATTTTCACACCATGAGAAATAAGATAAGGCCGTTTCTGGTATTTGGTTTTTTGTTTTGGGGGTTTTCATTAGGGTATCGATTTGACGCAATCTGGGATACCCTTGCAATGACCATTTTAAGTTATTGTGTTTTTATTTCAAAAAAATAACTCTATTAGTAAAATTATTTGTAAATTGAAAATGTAAATGACCGTGAAAAATTATTTACATTCAAAGAACTAAACTACTTAACTAGTATAGTTTCTTTTTTTCATTTATAATTAATTTAGATTAAAAAGGCACTGTATTGAATTATGGTGCTTTTTTTGTAGCTTTGTTCGTGGATAACAATCAAAGGGGGACTTTCTCCGAATATTTGTTTTGTACTGAATGCCTTAAAAAGGGATACAATGTTTCAATGCCTTTAATGGATTCCAGCATTTATGATTGTTTAGTTGACACTGGAAAAGAGATTTATAAAATTCAAATTAAATCTTCAATTAAAACACCAATTAAAAAAAACCATAATACAATTCATGTCCCTTTACAAAATAATAAAAAAAAATACACTAAAACAAAAATTGATTTCTTTGCTGTATATGTTGATTTTTTTGGCGGTTTCTTTGTTTTTAAAAATCTTGGAAATATGCAATCAATAAGATTGTCATTAACCGGTAAGAATAGAATTTATTTTAATAACTTTGCGTTTATACAATAACTTCAATATTGTTTTATATTTGTTTTACATTGACTTAAAAGCGGCAAGAATCTTTTCAAGCCGCTTTTTTGTATCTTTGTTTTTAAATAACTTTATCATGAAAATAAAAATTTTAAAAAGTGTCGTTTCATCGGCTGGATGGCGGAATGAAGGTGAAATTCACGATCTTGAATCTAAAGTTGCAAGGCATTATATTTCGAAAGGAATTGGAATTGAATACAAAGAAGAAAAAGTTTTAAGAGAAACAAAAGAAGAAAAATCAACAAAAAAGAGAATTACTAAAAAATCTAAATAAATGGCATCCTTTTCAAATCTTTATTATAGTGTCCAGCCTAATGAGTTTAAAGAAGAAATAAAAATAAATTCTACAACTGGGACCGAAGTTGTAACTGTAACCAATTTCAAAGATTATGCCCGAATAGATACTTCGGCTGATGATACTTTAATTGAAAACATAATTATTCAGGCCCGAATTTGGTGCGAAAATTATATTTCTAAAGATATTGTAGCAAAAAACAGGACATATTATTTGCCTTGGATTTCGTCAAGATTTGGATTGCCTTTTGCTCCTATTGCGAGTATTACAACAATTACATCCGATGCGGTTGCCGCTGATTATACAGCCAAAGGAATACATGAATCAATAATTGAATTAAATACGTTGCCAGCAAAAGAAGTGAAAGTAACTTATGTAACCGCTGGATTGAATGACGGATTAATTCAACAGGCTATTTTACAACTAGCATCAACATACTACGAAAATAGAGCCGATTACATCGTCTTACAAGGGGTTTCATTCGTTCAGGTACCAACAGAAGTTCGAAATGTTTTAAACTCTTATAAATCCGTATTTATTTAATGGATGCTGGAAAATTAGATACTAGAATATTAATAAAAAGGCTAACTAAAACAGCTGATGGATTTGGCGGAACGACATCAACCGAAGCCACTGCATTAACTATATGGGCAAAAAAAACAGAAAAAAAAGGCGAAGTGAAATCAATAAATTCACAAAGAAAGCTTTATACTGAAATTGAATTATTAGTTAGAAAAAAAACATCTGACCAATTACTTTATACTGATATTTTACAAATAGAAAATGAATCGGATAAATATAGAATTAATGAAATCTTTGATTCTACTGAAAAATATTTCACCACTATAAAAGCGACACGAATTGGCTAGTATAAAAGTAAACAGAACCGATTTACGTAAACTTCAAAAGAAGTTTTTGATATTATCTGAATTTGACCATGCGGCAACGGATAAAATTGTTGAATCCAGGGTTTCGAAAATTGTGGAAAATATTGTTGATGTCGTTCCATTTGATACGGGAAAGCTATCGGATGGCGTTGATTCTTATAAAGAGGCTGGCGGAACTGTAATTGAAGCAATTGCAATTTCTGAATCTGAAGATTATGGGGCTGCTTTAGAAGTTTCTGGATATACGGCCCGAACCGCTGGCAGAAAAATCCCTTTCTTTTGGGGGAATATTGAAAAGGGTGGGGAAAAATTAATTGATGATCTTAAAAAAGCAATTAAAAAAGCAACTAAATGAATGAAGCATTACAATATATACGTCAGGCTATTATAACAAGGCTAACAAATGCCATTACTTTTAACGGTTCAAACGTGCCTATTTATAATCGTGTGCCATCGACAGCCGTTGAGCCTTATATAAAAATATATTCTTTGTCACATATCGAAATCGATCAAAATGCCACTTCATTTAATTCACTTTGTGAAACTCGAATTGATGTTTTAACGGCATTCGGGGCCGATGATGGTGGTGAATATCAATCAAATTCTATAACAAATCAAATAATTAATTTAATTAGAACAAGGTCGGGGGGGTATTATAACCTTTCTAGTGATAATTTTAGCGTTTACACTTGCGAAGTTGAATCAATTAAATACAGCGAAAAAGAAGAAAACGATAAAACCTATTTTAAATCACATATAACCATATCAAACAGATTACAAAAAATTTAAATATTGAAAAATGAGATTCATCAGCAAACACATATCTTGGACCGAAGCGATAAGATCAAAGACAGCGGAAAAAAAAGAGATTGCAAATGTCCCAACAGAAACGGAAATTGTTGCAATGAAGAAACTTGCAAAAGAAGTATTTGAGCCATTAAGAGAATGGGCAAAAAATCCAATTCGTGTAAATAGCTTTTATAGATCAAAAGATCTTTGCCTAGCTATTAAATCAAAAACAACCAGCCAACACACAAAAGGTCAGGCTATTGATATTGATGCAACTGGTAAAAAATCAAATGCCGATTTATTTAATTATATAAAAGATAATTTAAATTTCGACCAATTAATTTGGGAATTTGGCGATGATGAAAATCCAGATTGGATCCATGTCTCATTTGTTGGATTAAATGGAAATCGAAACAGAATTTTAAAAGCAGTAAAAAAAGGCAAAAAAACTTCATACCAAATTTATGTTTAAAATGTTACTTTCTCTTTTAGGTTCTGGCGGCGGTGGTCGCTCACCAATTGGCGGCCTAGCTTTAGAAATTAGAGAGGCAATAAAGGGCAAAGAAATGGACCCCCAAAAACTGATTGAACTTCAATCAGAAATTAACAAAGTAGAGGCACAGCATCGAAGTATTTTTGTTTCTGGATGGCGGCCTTTTATTGGATGGATCTGTGGTTTTTCTTTGGCTTATAATTTTATCTTACGTGATTTGGCTATCTGGGCTTTTGGAATCGAACAAGTTCCGCCAGCTTTACAAATGGAGCATTTAATGACTGTTTTAATGGGAATGCTAGGATTAGGTGGAATGAGAACCTATGAAAAAATAAAAGACAAAACAAGATAAAAAAATAATTATGGCAACTAAAGATTTATATTCAGCTAATAATTTTCACCGAATGAGTTTTGGCGATTTTGGTTTTCGTGTTTTAGATAAATCTGGCGTTGATTCAATTACTTCGGTAAGTGGTGAATATTTTTGTATGATTGAGGCAATAACCACCTGTACAATCAGCCTAACTAATGACGTTCCTTCTGGCGATACTACATTGACAAATTACACTTTATTAGATGGACAAATAATTTACGGAAAGTTTACGGATATAACTTTGAGCGGTGGACACTGTATTGCGTATTTAAGGCACGTCCCACAATGATCGGAGTAAATAGAACATTAAAACAAAAAGCGGGTAAATTCAGGCGATATATAAAAAAGAAATTAAACGATTTATTTTGGCACAATAAGGATAAATTTTGGAATGCTGAAGATGATAAATGGGATGATTAAAATTCACTAAATTTGTAAAAAATAGGATATGGGTACGACTTTAACAGGAAACAAAATAAAAGATACTTATAAATCATTAATTAAAATTAGTGATTCGGCTGAAGCTGGAACGACTGCAAAACAATTATCTGATGGAAACGGAAATAATTTAGGTATTTATGTTGATACTGACGGACCCCTTGGAATTGGTGGTGCGCCTACATTTTCATTAGACGTATCTTCCAAGACTGATGGCGTTGCCTTACCAGTTGGAACGACAGCAAACCGACCAACTGGATCAGCTGGAATTATTCGTTATAACGGGACCACTTCAAAACTTGAATATTTTGATAATGCTTATAAATTAATTGCATCCGAAACGTTTGTAAATACTGCGATCACAAATTTAATAGATGGCGCACCAGCAACATTAGACACGCTAAACGAATTGGCAGCGGCTTTAAATGATGATGAATCATTTCATACAACAATCACCGCATTAATAGGCACAAAACAAGCTACAGTCACAGGCGGGGCCACAACAATAACATCCGCAGATTTAACGGCATCAAAGGCATTAATTTCAAACGCTTCGGGAAAAGTTGCCATTTCAACGGTAACCGATACGGAACTTGGATACGTTTCTGGTGTCACTAGTAGCATACAAACACAAATAAATGCAAAGCATCCAACAATTACAGGAGCAGCCACAACAATCACAACAAATGATTTAACAGTTTCAAAGGCGGTTATATCCAATTCAAGTGGTAAAATAGCGGTTTCATCTGTCACAGATACGGAACTTGGATATATTTCTGGTGTTACTTCGGCCGTTCAAACTCAATTAAATGCGAAACAAGATACTTTAGCGGCTGGGTCTGGTATTGCTATTGATAGTGGAACCGATACTATCTCAATAGCTACAGGAGCCATTACAAGTAATTTAATAGATACTGACGCAATTATCACCAGCCTTTTAGCGTCTGGGGCGGTTACTACTTTAAAATTAGAAGATAACGGCGTCACAAATGCAAAACTTGCCGATGATGCTGTTGATAGTGCTGAAATAGTTGATGCATCAATTGACGAAGTACATTTAAATTCAACAAATGCCCCAACGGATGGATATTTTTTAAGTTTTGATACTGCTAGTGGTGGTTTTACATGGGAAGCAGCTGCAAGCGGCGGATCTACAACAATAGTTTCGGAGCAATTTAACGGCACTAATTCAGCGACTGCATTCACTTTATCAAATACAATAGTTAGCGAAAATAATCTTCAGGTTTATATTGATGGAGTTTATCAATCAAAATCTAATTTTAGCACAAGCGGGACCACTTTAACATTTTCAACGGCACCAGCTACGGGAACGGGAAATATCGAGGTTACTCATTTTGTGGCTATAGGGGGCACGCCAGCGGTCGAAATAGATACTTTTAATGGTACTAATTCAGCGACTGCATTTACGTTAACCACAGCCCCAATTACTAAAAACAATCTTCAGATTTACATTGATGGAGTTTATCAGTCAAAATCTAATTATTCAACTAGTTCAACAACTTTGACTTTCGTAACTGCGCCACCAACTGGGACCGCTAACATCGAGGTCACTCACATAAAAATTTCTTAAATTTGTAAAAAATAAACTATGGCAATCACAAAAATAACAACAGATGTAATATCTGATTCAAGTATCACAGTCGCAAAGATGGCGGTTAATTCAATTGATTCGGATCAGTATGTTGACGGAAGTATTGATACGGTCCACGTTGCCAATGATATAATAACTCACGATAAATTAGGAGCTGAATTTACTACAACTGGGGCGGTCACTACTGCTTTAGACTTTGGAGCAAATCAGATATTCACAAAAACAATGAGTGGAGATACTACATTCACCTATTCAAACCCAGCTATTGGAATGGTAAAAGATTTCATTCTAACGGGAGACCATACGCCGACTTTTCCAAGTGGTACAAAAACGGTCGCAGGCACCTATGATGGCAGCGTTTCCAACCTCATACAAGTCCTTGTCGTGGCCTCGGGTGATTACTGGATGTCAATTTCAAAAGCACAATAAAAAAAATTAAAAAATAATGAAAGGAATAACAGAAAACGGAAGTATTACAGTATTAAGAAATTTACCTAAACAACTGGAAACGGAAAATGGGTTAATGTTAAACTTTGATAAAGCGAGTAAAGAAACTTTAGAGGGGTT